CCTTCTTCTAGACCAGCACCTACTAAGGAAGTAAACATTCCTTGTTGTGGCAGAGGGCCTGTACGCATACCTATAGCTTGACGAGCTTTTTCAGCAGCTGTAGTCACTTCTTCAGCCGTAGGGTTAGCAGCTTGTGTACCCATCGCCAAAGGAGCGAAGCCTGTAGCGGCAGTAGCAAAGCCCATACCGGGGCCAGCAGCCGCACTAAAAGGAGCAGCTATGCCTCGTAAGGCTCGTTGTCCTAGGTATTGCCCTGTTGTCATTGCAGGTTGATCTGCGACAACTTCATAATCATCTGGATTGTATTCTGCCATCTTTACTCCGGAACTAATTTACCATTACGGACAACTTCGATTTTACCTGTCGCTTTATTACGAAGTCTAGTCCCTTCTGGTGGGAGGTTTGCGCCTTTAGGGGCTGCGCCTACTCCAACGGTTTCAGCATATGTCGGAACAATTAACTCAGGATTTACTTTAGCTGCGGTTAAACGAGTACTCCATGATTTTGCAGAGTTATTATAACGCTGTTCAAGAATCTTATCAACAGCTGTGAGAACTTTGAGCTGATCTTCTTTCGTCTTAGCTGAGGTAGTTCCTTCAAAAAAGCCTTTGACGGTATTGGCAACACGCTCATCCAAAGAACCAGCTTTAACTAGACGATCAATTTCAGATTTAGATTTCTGTTTATCACCACCAAAGGCCGACACAACAGTGTTAGCAAACGCTGCATCAGCAAAAGGGCTAGTCTGAGATTGCTGTAACAAATTCAAAGATTGTTGTACATTAGCGGCTTGTTCAATAACTGGTTTATTCTCTGACAAGAATTGTTTACGCCAATCGAGTTCTTGATTGGTCATCTTAATCTCAGGAGAGAAGCTGATGCCTTTAGCTCGATTTTGTTCTAGCAGCCATTGATTAAATGTACCTTTATACCCACCGTTGACGGCCTGTTCAAAGTTCTTCTGATCCGCTGTACGAACGTCTTTAGCTGTTAAACGAGCCAACTCACTATTGTACTTAGCTGTCCATTCAGGAGTGCCACGTTGAAGTCCTGCTGAATCAGCACCAGCTGCGGCATTCTTCTGTTCGTTAGTCAGCTTCTCCATTGTCTTAGCTTGAGCCTCAGCTTCTTTAAGACGTAACGGAGCAACTTGTGAGGCAAACTGTGCAGCAGGGCCGTACAAACCTCTTTCTCGTAGAGCATTAGCAAAACCAGCTACGCCTTGAGATGTACCAGTATCAAACTGACCAGCAAGTTGATTGACCGCGCTCAGTTGTTGAAGCATAGGGTCTTGAATGCCTAGAGCACCAGCGCCCACATCAGCTAGACGATTAAAGCCCATCTGGATATTAGCTTGACCTTGCTGGAAAGGATCCAACGAAGCCATCTGAATAGCTTGAGCACGTTGAACAGCTTGTCGTTGTTGTTGATATTGCTCAGGCGTGGCAAATAAGCCAGCTAACATAGAATCTTGTGGAGTTGCCATTATGTTATTCCAAATCTTTTAAGCAAAGTTAGGGTTATAGTCAGCAGGGTTTGTACTATATGGATCAGAATTAGCAAGTCCTAAAAGTTTTGCAATATCCGCATTACCTAAAATACCTGCTGAAGCATTACCCAAAGATGACAACAAAGTACCTGAGGGGCTATAACCATAAGCAGGTTTAATCATGAATTGTCCAGCATTAGCTCCTGCGTTAGCACCTGAACCAGCCAATCCTGTGCTCAAAGTGAATGGAGATTGTCCTAATTGCTCAGTAGCACCTGCGGCTTGTAAGCCAGCTGTGTAAGGTTGATACGCACTAGACAATAAGCCTTGACCGAATTGATACTGTTGTTGACCAGCTCTAGTAGCATCAGCAGCCAATGCGAGATCTTGTTGAGCCATCTGATTAAACAAAGCAGACGCATAAGGGTTAGCAGCTTGTAAAGTACCGCCTTGAGCGACTGATAAACCAGTAGTACCTTGGTTGTAGTTCTGAGTGCCTAGAGCAGCGAGTTGACGATCACGCAAGGGTTGCAACAGAGCTTGTTGGTTAGCAATGTACTGTTGAGCTTGCTCCTGAGGAGACTGAGCCATGTACTGACGACCCATAGCTTGAATGTTAGCTTGGTCTTGGAGGTTCTGAGGGATACCGCCTAATAAGCTAGTTTGAGCACCTGCGAGTCGAGGATCTAGAGTGTATCCAGCACTTGTCAAGTTACCTTGAGGATCGTAACCGAAGTTAGACGTACCAAAAGTGTTAGTGATGCCTACGGGACGGAACTGAGCAGCTCTAGCGGCCTGTCGTGCAGCCTCTTGAGCAGCAGCACTCTGTTGCATACCTCCAGCCGTCTGAGCACCGCCCTCAAGAGCACCACCGATCATGCCACCAATAGTGCCTCCAGCAGGGCCACCAAAATAAGTTCCGGCAAGATTGCCTACTGTGCTAAGTAATCCCATAATATTTATTCCTTATTGTTTAAGCTGTACGTTTCCACACATAAGCAACAACGTATGGTTGCAAGTTAGCGTTAGTTCCTGATGATCCTGAAGAACTGATTGTGTGGCTATGAGCACCAGCGGAACTTGTACTTATTGATGACGCTATTGCTCCAGCACTTGTTATTTCACCAGAGCCGCTAACACCTGATGTGAAAATACCTGTTGTATGAGAGTGAGTTCCTGCACTAGATGTGGAACCTCCGTGATCGTGACTCACCACGATAGCGTCTTTAGAGCCACCTGTCTCACCAACAGTATCAAAGGCAGCATCACCGCTATCCAAACCTACGACAACACGGCCTGTGATAGCGACCCAAGTACCAAAACCAAACAAAGTAGCAGGGTTAGTGCTAACTGAGATGTTTGAGTAAATAGTTCCTACAGGGTACAAAGCTTGCAAAGCGGTAGTTACAAATGCTGTAGTAGCCAACTGTGTAGTACTAGTACCTGACGAAGCTGTAGGAGCTGCTGGAGTCCCTGTGAATGTAGGGCTAGCTAAGTCAGCCTTAGTAGCTACGGCTGTGGCAATATTATCAAACTCAGTGTTGATCTCAGTGCCTTTAACGATCTTTAAAGGATCACCAGAGGGCAGTGAATCCTTCGAGGCAAAGTTAGTTGATTTGGTATAGTCTGACATGTTAAATTATCTTCCCGTTTTTAGCTTGTATTTCCAACTTTTGTATAGACAGTAGAAGTCCATTAATATCTGCTTCGTAACCTGTTTGAATGACTTTACCGCTGCCTGTTGGATAAGCCGTAAGAGTCTGTAAAGCAGTACCATCAGTGTACTCAACACCTGCGGTATTATACTCTGAAACACCATAATAAGCAGTACCAGCTTGGGAGGGAATTAACTGATTAGAAGAGTAATAGTTACTTTTAAAATCATATCCCCACTTCATTGTCAGATACTGGTTACTACCACCGATAACAACTACTTTGAGTCGTTTAAGAATAGATGTAATTGATGGAGCACCTAAGTCAGTATGGTTGGTGAAGTACTGGAAACGATAAGTAGACGTATTATCTAAGTAGCCGCTGTAGGTGGCTAAGTAGCCTTCCTTACCGAGCAAGATAGTTCCGTCAGTTTTCCTACAGAAGCTCTTAGGTTGAATACTGTCCCAAGTAGTTACTCTCAAGCTACCGTCTTGTAGTACAGCCTTAGTATCGAAACAATACACTGAACGTAGGGAAGGAAGAGTAATAGCGTAAAAACCATCTATAGGAGAGTACACACTCTTGATTGTCTTAACGTCTTCTCCTTGAATGGCTGCAATAAGGTCATTACGTACATTCTTAGACAAATCATTGAGAGGCTGTGACTTCTCTTGAATAGTCCTCAAGACACTACGCACACCTGTGGCAGACAAGAATATCAAGTCTGAGCCTGTGTTCTGTATTGTGTCTCTAGCGTAGCATCCAATACCTGTTACGACATCTCGTAGTGTCATAGTCGAAGGAGTACCTGCACCTTCATAGATCAGGATGTTGTTCTTACCGAAGATATACAGGAAGCCGTTGTGAGCACCTAAGGCTACAATGTTATCAGTGCCTCTAGGCCAGACAGTCGTAGTATCTAAAGTTCCTGAAGAACCGCCTGAGAATGCAAAAGGTTTTAAGAGATCGGAGAACTGAATTGTTACTTTATCGCCAGAGGTGTTAGCTGACCATGTACGACCATAGGCTGAGATAACAGCGTTACTGTTTTGGACAGTGCCTAAGTAGCCCGTCTTCTCAGAGATACGTCTATATGTCGTAGTGGATACAGCAGGGTCAAATAGGAGAGGATCATGTCCTGATTGATACAAGACAAGGTATCCATTCAAGGCAGCAGCTTGCCAATGACTATCTGTAATCGTAGGAGCTGTACCGCCACCGCCGTAAGTCAAAGTAGTCAAAGTAGTGGTAGTCTGAACAAACAACCTATTGTTACCAGCTAAGATGACATAACTGACACCAGCGTTAGTTACAAGTTCAGCAATCATCTTGATGTCGTTAGTGGACAAGTCTGAATTAACAGAAGTGTTTACCTTAGTCCACCCTTTACGAGCACCGATACGACCGTACTTGTCGATGACACAGTTATTAGCTACTAACGCCCAACCTTTATCCAAATCAAGAGATGAGTCCTGAGTATTTAATCCGTAGAATCCCGGAGCAGATATTGAATAAGCTTGTAGAGGTTGTGCCATAATTATGCAGGAACCCAAGCATCATTTTCAGGGGAACGAGCCAGCTCAATAGCGATCACATCAGCCAAGGCTTTCTTAGCCAATGCGTAACACTCAGAGCTAGACAATCCACCGTCTTCACCACGTTCAACAAAGGCTCTAGCGAGAGCGCCTAAGACAATAGGCTCTTTAGGAAGCTTAGTTGTATCTGCATCAGCACTCATGTCAGATTCTGGCACGACCAAGCTAAAACGGATACTATTAGCACCTACTGGAATAGGCCAGAACATTACTTGAGCGTCACCGTTGCTACTTACACCGTTGAAGGCATACTCACTAGGATCCGCATTCTGAGGAGATGCAGAGCTATATACCCTACGTTCAATCATATCGACAGTAGTAGGCAACAATGAACCGTAATCAGTGATGTCCAGTACGTTAGTGACACGAAAACGAGTACCAGCGCCTGTCAAGGTATAGCCAGTGTATTGACTAGCTGTTGTAGTGACTGTCACGGAAGTATTGAAAGCATCCCAATCGTAAGCATCAGCAACTTCACGTTTAGCATCATTCACGAACTTCCCTACCAATGTGCTCAGGGTGTTCTCAGCAACGGTAGAGACAGTAGGCTCACGAAGACGTACTAAGACATCATTCACGAGGGAGAGGAAAGTAGGCAAAGCCATAACGCTTATACCAATTCTGTAACAGAAACCGTGGAGGATGTAACTCCTGAGTCTTTAATGAACGCTATCTTTTGTCCGGGAGTGACCGCAACAATCTCGAAAGAGTTATTAGGAATCATAGGAGATGTTGTGATAGTTGCTGTGGGGTTTGTGCCGATTTGATAGTGGCAATGGCCCAGTGAGCAAGCGATACGAATCATTGTCGTAGATGCTCCGAATGCAGTCATTTGAACGCTGGAGTTAGTAACTGAAGCAACTTGCGTAGTCCCTATTGAGGCAATACCGTAAGCTACTTGGTTAGGATCTAATTGAAATGTAGACATTGTTAGTTACCTTATTAAACTTTCTTAGATTTGTTCATCTTGTTCTTAGCTGTACGAGAGCCACGCATGGGCATCTTAGCTTCACTCAAGGCAATGGCAATAGCTTGCTTCTTGTCTTTAACGACAGGGCCACCTTTACCGCTATGAAGAGTACCTTCTTTGTACTCACCCATAACCTTACCGATCTTCTTAGTTTGTTTCTTTGTAGTAGCCATATGTCCTTTGTCCTTTATTACTTAAATACTCTATCCATGAAGAATGTGATAGCACCGCCAACTAAAGAGGCAATGGTCATGCCCATCCAGAAACCACCTTTAGACTTGTTGGCTAACTCTAAGAGGCACTTAACGTCTTTACGTAGATCAGATACTTCACCTTGGAGGGACTCTACCTGTGCTTCTAGCTTACCGAATTCGCGAGCTGAAACCTCATCCATGTTATTGCAGAGCCTCAAGTTGTGCTAATTGATCAGCTTTGCTAGGACGACCAACCTTCTTAGTAACTACTTGAGGGGTTACTTCAGGGGTATCTTCTTCAACACGCTCATACTCAGGATGACCCTTCATGGAGTCAATATCGACCTGATGCGTGAAAGTCACAGTAGCGCCTGTGAGCAGGTATTTAAATGTAGCTGACATATAGTTCTCTGTCGTCCTAGTAGATAGACCAAAGAAGACCCTCTTTTACAAGGATCCCCTTCAGTCTAGCTACTATGTTAGACCATACGAGCGACAACCAACTTAACGGTAGTCGAAGCCAAGTCAACAGTAGCGGTAGATTCGTTTTGGAGACGCAAAGTCACAGTATTAGCTGCACTGACATAACCAGTAACAGACACACCAGCCAAAGACACACCAAAAGAAGCACCTAAAACAATGTCACCCAAAGCAACGCCGGGGACAGTAATAGTGTCAGAAGTTCCAGCACCATCTACCAATGAATCTGCATTCAAAGTACAGGTGACAGCCCATGTATCTGAAAACAGACCACGGAATTGATCGTTACCACGACGTGAGGTAACAGCGGTAGCAGCAGCCATTTATATATACTCCAGTTAATTTATATTGTTGATAAACACACATAAAAGACCCCCTCCTTGTGAGAGGGAGTCCTAGAGTCTTAATTAGACAGCCAATGCAACGCTAGAGTAATCGCGCAACTCAGCAACACCGTACAGAGTGTCAGCAGTAAACAGAGTACCGAGGTATTCTTGTTTGTACTGAGTCTGTGAGCGGATACCAACTTGCTCAATCAACACGAAAGCGTCTTTGTGTGCCATCAGAGCGATACGAGCAGCTTGATCTGTACCCGAACCGTCATCAGCATCGTTAGCTGTGTCGCAGTTAGTAGACACATACACTTTAACGCCATACACGTCACCGATTTCACCGTTACGGATGGTGTTAGCACCGCCCATTTCGCCCACGAAAGCTTGTTCAGTGAAACGAGCCAAGCCCATCAAAGTGTTACGGCTTGCTGGAGGAACGATGAAGAAACGACCGTCCATAGGCACATCAGAGTCATCCAAACGCTGGATAGAACGACGAATTGCAGCGTCAGTCAAAGCAGCTTGGTTGTCAGTGGTGTAGCTATAAGCAGTAGTGCCATCAGAGCCGATGAAAGCGCCAGAATAACGAGCACCTGTACCGCCTTGAGACAAACGACCCAAGCGGATCAAGTCAGTGTCAACTTGTTTAGCCAAAGCGTAACCAGCATCATCAGTGTAGAACGAACGCAAGCTAGACAAAGCCTGAGCTTCAACGATGTCTTCGATCATGCGGCTATATTCATAGTGCTTGTTAATGTCCACAGCCACTTCAGTTTCAGTAGCGGCGATCAAAGTCACTTGAGTCGATGCAGCCTTAGCGGAAGCAGAGCCACGAGTGGGGCTAGGAATGTGAACTTTGTCACCTTTCTTGCCTTTGAAGCTCATTTTCTTAACGAGGTTAGCAGCAACCAAGTTTTTCTTATAAGCAGCTACAATTTCATCAGACCAGATTTCTGGAATGAACGTTGCTGCGGTTGTTACGGTTACGTGATTAGTTCCGAGACCCATTTTAAATACTCCTAGATAAAGATATTACAAATTATGTTTAATGTTCAATTACCGGACACGCCCATCAGCGTAGGCTTGCATGATTTCAGGCTCTAACGCTTCGTAACGATCCGGATCACTCATTCGCAGCCGAATAAGGTCGGCCCGACGATAAACTCTCTTCGATGATTCACCAGTACCGCCAGTATCGACAGTAGCAGCTTTTAAGTTCTGCTTCAATGTCTCTTTACCTTTGGTCGCTACCTGCTGCGTCTTAACTTGTTTAAGTTGCTTAAAGGTAGACAACAATTCATTTGCGCTGTCGTAATCAAACTCAGCATCGGCTCTAGCGTACAACTGAGTGCGAACGGGAGATTGTTTTACCCACTCCGCAAACTCAGGATCTTGAACAATAGCACCGAAGTCAGGATGTTCTTGACTTAGCTTCTGTTGAATCTGCATCTTCTTAAATTCCTGAGCACTTTGTCGTGCAGCGAGAACATCTGGATGCTTGTCAATAGAATTACGAATTGCCTTCTGAGGATCTTCAAAGAAGTCAATTTCAGGCTCTACTTCAGTAGGTGCAGCAGTTTTACTCGATAGACTTTGTTTCAACAATTCATCAGCAAGTTTACGAACCTCGCCAACTTCTTGTGCCTGTTTACCAATGAGCTTCTCAGCCTCTTGGTGCATCCGAATGATCTCCTGTGCGGACTTCCCTTTGTATTTCTCAGGGAT